AACATCACAGTAAAGTAAACCACAGGATGGCAGAGTTATGAGAATTAGAGATATAACAGAATCAAAAACAAAGTTAAATGAAGCAGTTTGGTTTATACCATTAATTGTTGCTGCTACAAGAGTTGGTGGCGGAATGCTAATAAAGCAGATGGCTAAGAAAGGAGCTCAAGAAGTTGCTAAAAAAGGCGCTGCGCAAGCAACAAAACAGGCTGCTAAAAAAACAGCACAGGCTGCTGCTAAGGCTCCTAAAGCAGTCAAAGACATAGGAGTTGGAATAGGTGTAGGTAGTGGCGGAATGGCAGCATATGAAGTTGCTAGCATCCTCGGTGATGCATATGATACGTTAAAAGAAGTATTTAGTGATATAGAACTTGCTGATATTGCTAAAGTAGTAAAAGATTATGGTATTCCAGCTCTTGCTGTAGTGGGATTGTTATACGGTGGCTATAAAGTTTATGATTATCTTTCTGATACAGAAGATGAAGAACCAGCAAAAGAAGCAAAACTACCTAGGCAACTTAAAGATCCTAGCAAAGAAGTAATGGTTAGCAAAAACGGCAAAACTATTGTTATAGATAAAGATAAAGAAAAAGACTATCTTGACAAAGGTTGGGGCCTAGCAGAAGCAGCAACACCAGGAGCAACATCAGCAGGAGCCATTGCTAGTATAGCAAGTGTTCCAGGTGCTAAAAGAAAAGTTGCTAAAAAAGGCAAATACGGTGCTCCAGAAGCTCCCCAAGTTAAAAATCCAGATGGCACTGCTAAAAACGCACTAGATGTAAATAAAAATATTATGGGCGGTAAACCCATAAAGAGATAAATACATTGTAAATCGGAGTTTACCAATGAGAGAAAAAGACATTAAAGAAGGTTTAGCAGATTTAGCAGACGTTGCTGAACGCGATCACGAAGTACAAATGGCAAGGGCCGAGTTGTACAAAATTGCAAAGTATTCTATAAAATTACATGATATGCTAAAAGGCGTATCAGAATCAACCGGACTCGAAGGTTGGGTACAATCTAAAATTACTAAGGCTTCTGATTACATGAGCTCCGTTTACCATCATTTAGACTACGATATGAAGTTTGGTGAGCAGGTAGAAGAAGGGAAAAAATCAAAACCAGACTTTTTAGATTTAGACGGTGATGGCGATAAAAAAGAACCAATGAAGAAGGCAGCAAAAGAAAAAGGTTCTAAGCCTAAAAAAGGCAAAGTTCCTCCACAGTTCCAAAAGAAAGAATCATACAAAGCATCTATTGCTAACAAACTAGCAGAAGAATTAAAAAAAAAGAAGTAGCGGAAAAATGGAGCGCAAAATATAAACGCTCCATAAACTGCAAAAATCCAAAAGGATTTTCTCAAAAAGCCCATTGTCAGGGGCGTAAAAAATAATTAGATGTGTTAACGTTATTTCCTACAGCTCAAACTGGTGAGTCTAAGGTATATAATTTTATTCCTTACGACACAGAAAAGTTATTCAAAAAAAATAAAAAAACAATGCAGTCCGATTGGCCTTACCATAATAAAAAAGTGGAATACCGTGTTGGCTCTCACGGATATAGGTGCCCCGAATTTGAAGACATTGATTGGTCTAGAAGCGTTGTTCTTTTTGGGTGCTCTATGACCTACGGTATTGGTGTTGATGAAGAAGAAACTATAGGATTTCATTTATCAAAAATTATAGATAAACCGGTAATAAATTTAGGTTTAGGCGGAACAAGTATGTTATTTTCTGCTGTCAATCAAATGCGACTTTATGAAGCTGGTATAAAGCCATATGCTGTAGTTAATATATGGACATCGACAGATAGAATGTGTGAATTCAAAGATAACGGAAACGTTGTACATTATTTGCCTAGTGGTCGAGAAAACCTATGGCGAAAAAATTTTGTAGCTACAGATGCTATGCATCAACTTACTCTACACAAATTTTATGCAGGCGCAGTAAAGAATTTGTGGCCAAAAAGTTTCGAATTAAGTCTTTTTGAAAAAACGTCTAAATTGTTACAAATTCCTTATATAGAACGAATTGATTATGCGAGAGATTTGATGCATCAAGGAACAAAAACAAACCGTTTGATTGCAGAAACAATCGTCGAGGGATTAAAATAAATATATAAAATAACGGAGGGCATATGAAACTAAAGATAGCAGATCAATATCAATTTGATTCTAATGCATTTATCACAAAACCTTTAGATTTAGACGAAGAAGTTCTAGCATGGAGCATGAAGTACTTTGATAAAGACGGATTTGAAATTAATATTCTTGAACAGGCTTTTTATAAACATTCAAAAATAGACATCAGTCAAGAACATCTTTTCCATATTGCTAATCATGTTGATTGGATAGTTGATATTGAAAAAAGCACATTTGGCTGTGTAGTTGATCACAGTATGATTAGCACAAGATGGGCATTCGCTGGCGAAGCTAAAGAACAACTGATTAGACTCAGTGAACAAAAACCAGAACTTAACAAACTTTTAGCAATACGCCCAAAGTGGGGGATTGATTTCAGTTTGGACTATGTTTACAAAGGCGGCTGTATGGAATTATTTCACATAGAAGCTGACTATTGGACCTACGAAGAAGCACAAGAAGGCAAGCAGAAAGCCGAAGAATTAATTTTAACTACTGATTGGGAAGATCAAGCAGAAACTGTCCTTGCAAAAAAGAACGAATGGATAGAGCTAAATGCTGATGACCAAGCAGACTGGAAAGCACAGTATTTTGGTTGGGAAAGAGCATTTGATAATTTCAAAGTCTTTTCTTGACAAAGCATAAAATATAGCATATAATTACTGTTATTATTATTAACGGAGATAGCATATGTCAGATCGAACCTACGGCGCAGAAGAAAAGGCAAAACTAGAAAAACTTGTAAACGAAGGCGTAACAGTATTGCAAGAAATTGAAGATTTGCAACTAGGTCTAAGAGAAACTGTTAAAGCAGTTGCAGAAGAACTAGATGTAAAACCTGCCCTAATTAATAAGGCAATTAAGGTTGCTAAAAACGCGGATTGGGACAAGGTTTATTCAGATTTTGAAGATTTAGAAACTATAGTTGTTACAGTTGGAAAAGACAAGTAAAAAATTGTGCAACAGTATACTCTTGATAAGAAAACCATTTGGTTGAATAGCTGGATTGGGGTAAAATACTTCAATGAATATTTAAAAATTTTTAAGACTGTTAAGAATAGAACAATAATAAATTATATTCCCCAAGAACACAGTCCGGCTTTAGAGTATTCTTGGTACGACGAATCCCGTACTAAAGCAGTTGAAGATGCCCTTGTTTCTAACAACAATCAACTTGTTCATCTGTTAGGAGGATTTCATGGCTCTAAACCAGAATTAGAATCTATGGCTAACACCAAGGTCGTTTATTGGCCTACATATTGGTTTCATCATGCCTACCACAACTTGTCCAACTTTGACGAAGATTGTTATAAAATTAAAAAAGATAAATTATATGTTTGTTTAAATCGCAGACCGCATCTGCATAGAGCGATCTTAATGGATCAACTTGCTAAACAAGATCTTTTAGATAAAGGTTACGTAACTTGGCATGGCACTAAAGATATTACAGATGAAAAATTTCATTTTTGTGACGTGCCTTTCCAATATTTTGACGGGAATCCTATAACACTTGACGGTGAAGTTTTTAATAGTAATCAATATAATCCACCTGATTTTTTTGATAAAGGCTTAGTAAACGTTATTGCAGAAACTTCAAGTTCTATGCCGTTTATTACAGAAAAAACAGTTACACCTATATTACGAAAAAAGCCTTTTCTAGTTCTAGGATGTCAATATTTTTACAAAAGTTTACAAAGTTTAGGATTTAAATTACTAACAGATTTTTTTGACTACAGTTTTGATTTTGAACCTTCTACAAAATTGCGAGCAGAAATGATAGTAGCAAATGTAGAAAAATTAAAAGGGCATGATTTTAATGATTTGTATCAGCAAATGTTACCTGTTTTAGAATACAATTCTTATGTTGCTAAAAAGATAGTTATGCAAAAAGATCCTTGGATCCCAAAGGACATTTTAATACAGTTGAAAAAGAAAACTATGCTACTAGATCAGGATATAGTTTTAGGTAATATTTTTGATACTCATGTAAGTAATAAATAACAGAGATTAGGATTATATTAATATGGATTTAATAGCAATATTAGGTATAGGTGCTGTTATGATGATTGCACCTATCGGTATAGGTGTTACAATAATATATTCGGACAAGTACAGTCGTCATAACTAAAAAGATAAGGATAATCTATCATAATGAACCCGTTAATACAAAAAATTCTAGACAAGGAAACAAATCGTCAAGAGCATACTATTGAATTAATTGCTAGTGAAAACTTTGCTAGCCAAGCAGTAATGGATCTATGCGGCTCAGTGTTTACTAACAAATACGCAGAAGGCTATCCAGGCAAGCGATACTATAACGGCTGCGAGCACATGGATGAAATTGAAACACTGGCTATCCAAAAACTCAAAGACATATATGGTTGCGAGTTTGCTAATGTTCAACCACACTCAGGTGCTAATGCTAATACAGCAGTGTACCAAGCATTCCTCAAGCCAGGAGATAAGATACTGGGTATGGATCTAGCAAGTGGTGGACATCTAAGCCACGGTGCTCCTGTAAACATATCTGGTAAACTGTATGAAGCACATTCATATGGTGTTAATGAAGAAGGTTGGTTAGACTACGATGCTATTTACGATCAAGCAGAGCGTGTACAGCCACATATCCTAGTAGCAGGTGCTAGTGCTTACCCTCGACAAATTGACTGGGAAAATATGCGAAGTATTGCTGACAGTGTAGGTGCGTTACTGCTAGTTGATATGGCACACTATAGCGGTCTTATAGCAGGCGGTGTGTATGATAACCCTGTAGACTATGCGGACATAGTAACCAGCACTACACACAAGACCTTACGCGGTCCTAGAGGCGGTATTATACTGTGGAACGACGAAGCATTTACCAAGAAGATTAACTCAGCAATCTTTCCAGGTACACAAGGCGGACCTTTGATGAACATTATTGCTGCCAAAGCACAAGCATTTATTGAAGCAGACAGTTCTTACTTTGACATATATGCTAGAGACGTAGTACAAAATGCCAAAGCAATGTGTGACGTATTCCGCCAACGAAACGTAATGGTACAAACAGGTGGCACTGACAGTCACATTATTCTAATCAATCTAGCAGGCACGCCTGTAAGTGGACGTGAAGCAGCCGATGCACTCGAAGCACAAGGTATAACTGTAAACAAAAACGGTGTACCAAATGATCCTAGAAACTTCTTAGAAACTTCAGGCATACGTATAGGTACTGCGGCCGAAACTACTAGAGGACACGATGAAACTTGGTTCCGTCAACTGGCACACAAGATAGCAGACATTATTCAGGACTGATTTTGTGCAAGGACTTGACAAATAAATAAATTTATAGTATATTATACTATCGCTCAAGCATACTGCGAGCATGAAGAAGGTTAAGTTGGCCATAAGCAACGAGGAGAAAAATGAGTTACGTAGACGCTTACTTTGATCGCGACGCCGATATCATTCGAGTTGTTG